GTGATGCGGTAGTTTGTTTTGTACCATCACCAAATGTAATAAATGACTGTGTGTTCATCACCAAACTATTTGAAGTCATTGAAGCAACAATATTAGCCGCAGTACCGCCACCAACAATAAATCTCATTGTCGTATTAGTTGTTACTGTTCCAATAGCTAAATTTCCACCTAATGAACCTTGTGTACCTTGAACATATATGTAACCATCCAAAGGACTAATTGCAGTACCAATGTTGTTGTATTCGTTACCAGGTTGGTAGTTTTGGTTTGCATAACCCATATCAATAAAATTGGTGGAGTCTGTACCACCAGACCCTGCGTTTGCCGTGATAACATAATCAGCAGAACCACCATCATTGTTATTAACTAAATTGGTTTGAATATAAGATTGTGCACCAGATACAAATTGAGCAACAGTATTTGGTAATGTATTTGGATTCTGACCTACATTCAAAACTTCGTTTGAATACAGGCCTTGTGCCAACACATGTGCAGTCATTTGGAATGTTGCACTTGTTGGAATATCTACACCAGCAAATAGAGTATTTGCAGTATTAGCATTAATTGTATTAATTTGAGGAAGTTGTGATATTTTTACTTGTGACATTTTTTACCCTATTAGAAGTGCTTTACCATCTTCTGTTATTAATGTATCTCCAGCCTCTGTAATTAGTTCTGGATAATATGTTGTACCAATAAATCCATCTATTCGAACCGTTGGTGTTGATACTGTTCTTTGTACTGATATGAATGAATTAACATTTTCTGATAAATTTGATGTAAGGTAGATAATTCCATTCACATAATTTACACTCTGTACTACTTTTTCAACGTTGTTTGCTACTACAATACTGTCACCAGCAAATACTATATCCATCAATGTGTATAGAGTATTGCTATAATGTCCATCATTAACTAAGTCATATGAATTCGTGACTGATTGTATATTTATGATGCTACTACCAGCATTTCCTGATGCATAAGCCACATTTGCAAAAGTTAACCAAGTGTTGTCTTTTAACACCACATAATCCATATTTGCGGCTTCTGTTAATAAATCCTCTGCGCCCGCTTCATTTAGTATATCTTCCGAGCCAGATTCGTACAACATATCTTCGGTTAAATATTGTGAAAAAACTTGAATTATTTCAGAGTGGACATTAAATCCGTTAACTGTACTTAATGATAAACTATCATTTGCAACAATGAATGTTTGTATATTCGCACCAGATAAACCAGAAAAACTAACAATATTATTACTAGCGTTTGTGTATTGGTAACTAGAAGCTGCAGAAGAACGTGTTGGTATATAATTTGTTGATGAAATACCAGATTCTAATTGTGAAGATAGAACCAAAATACCCGTATATGTCAAACCTTCTGTGTAATTAGAACTTCTAGGTGTTGTTGCTGTGTCAACTATACCAACAGACATATAACCCGTAGCGGCCGATAATGAACTTGTTAATGTAACGGTGTACCAACCATTACCAATTGAATTTATAGTAGCACCACTATATGTTCCTGCCGTTACAGTAGAAGTTGTTAAATCAAAGTTGGCATAGTTTGTTGACTGTGAAGCACCCCAAAACAACTGTACATATCTTGCACCTGTAGATTTAACAGTAAATGTTTCTGTATAATATTGTGCAGTTGAAGTAAATGTTTGTTGTAACTCAGTAGGAGCTGCACCAACAGGAGGTACAATCTCTTGTGCTGTTACCAGATTTCCACTAGGATCAACAGTATTTGCAACAGAAGTAATACTACAATTTATTTTATTCCAAACAGAATTGGTATAATCGCCAGACCACAAGGCTAAGTTTGTTCTTGCCTTTTCAGCAACCATTGAACCATAAGAACCTGGATTACCTGTGTAATATCCTAATGTATGTCCTTGTTCTACAATTCCCTCAACACTATAATTTTCATATCGACTATTGGATTTTAAAGCATAACGACCTAAAACTTTCATTCCTGTTGGATGTAGTAGGTCTAAAAGAACTTTTCTATATTTTTCAATTTCTTTTTCTACAGTAATTTCATATGTGTAATTATTGTATATTGTACTTTGTAATACGTCAAAAGAACTAGGTTGTCCGGTGGTGTCAAGGTACTGACCAGAACTTAATACCAATCCGTTCAAGAAAGAAGCAACACCTTTGGCGGTACCATCTCCATAAGTTATAACACCATTTTTATCTGCTCTGGTGTTTTTGTTATAATTAGGATAAGTGTTGTTTAATTGTACAGAAATTGATTTTGAATCAATCTTCAACGGCAAAGTATAACTAGGAGTTGAAGTATAATTGTATACTCTTAAATTATAAAGTGATTGTGATGGGTCATTAAAACTCACCAATGGAGTTATTGAATTTACAACAGCAATATATGACGCTGTATTATATGTAGCTCCTTGGTAAAGTATATCGCCTGATGTTGGTAAATTAATGTTATTCACACCAGATACTACCAAATCTTGTACTTTAAACGATACATTAGGTGTTGAAATATAATCTTCACCTGGATCATCGATATTGATTGTTGTAATTGATCCAACACGGTCTACTAATGGAGTAAATGTTGCACCAGTTCCTAAAATTCCCGTTACAACTAAAACTGCATTAGCTGCTTGAGTATTTGCAGAAGAAATACTTAAAGCTGGCAATCCATTATTGTATCCCATACCTCCTAAAGGATATGTTCCTGTTGCAGGAATATAACTAACAGAAGTAATTGCACCAGAAGAATTTACAGAAGTTACTTTAGCATTAGCTCCGTATCCTGAACCGTTTGTAAATTTAATAATATCATTAACAACATAACCAACACCACCATTTTTAATTTGAATTGGTGCTAGTATTCCTAATGTACCCAAATCTACAACAGCTGCATTATCTTGTGTTGAATAAATTGATGTTGCTGTTATACCTGGAGTTTGTGTAATACCACCGCCTCCATTTTGTACAATTACTGAAGAAATTGGATATGTGGCAAACGAAGTAAATGATAATGTGTTTGCAAAAGAAGTATTTGCATTTGACCATGAAGCATTTGCAAAGAAATAATTGTTTGCTCCAATTTGTACGGCGTGTTTTTGTCCAATGTAATCTGTAGGAATAAATGTTGCATTAGCTGTATTGGCTGCCGAAGGATCCAAACTACCAATAATTGCAATTGCTCCTGGTGCATTAGTAATACCAATTACAGTATTTGGATATGCTCTGTATCCATAGCCACCATTCTCCACTTTAATTCGTTGAATCGATCCTTTTGTGGTTGTTCCTACTTCAGCAGTTGCACCGTGTCCTGTATTAGAACTTAATCCATTATAAACAATAATTGGATCGCCTGGTTGGTATAATAATCCTCTATAAGTTGAACTTACTTTAATTTGACTAATCTGACCAACAACCTTTGCTCTGAGTGTTTGTCCGTTAAATAAAACATCTTGATTATTAGTATCAACAACTCGTACAAATTCACCAGATTGAAACAAACGTTCAATATTGGAGATGAATATTTCTGTTTTTGTTCCAGAAACTACAGAATTTTCAATAGTAGCAATAGATTTGGTTGTTTCACCAAAGAGTCTTAAATTGTTAATATTTAAAAAATTTGGATCATCAGTAGCTAATTTAAGACTTTTAGCCACATACCATTTACCAGCAGAAGCTCTTAGTACGGCATCTTTAGTATAAAAGAAATCAACTTCAGAGTTATATAATACTTTAAACAAAAATTGATATGATGCCGGAGTACCTTTTGATTGATATAACTCTTTTGCTATCTTAATTACTTTTTGTTTATCAGCAAGTATGTCTTTTGGAAAATAAGAAAGAAAATCATTGTAATAGTAGTCCAAAAACTCAGCAGTTGTTTCATCAATATCTTTATAATTTAAGATGTTCTTTGATCTGTCGGTAACATTTCCATTTTGTTCCATCCACTCATAGTATGCTTGTAAGAACAATACAAAATTACCATATGCAGGATCGTCCCGAACAAATTCAGGAAGTTGAGAAGATATTAGTAGTGAAGTTTTTTTACCAGAATCTATCATGAGGTTTTAGCAATAACGTTGACAATGACAGCAGTTGGATCATAAGGATCGATTGTAATAATTCTATTATATGTAGATGATATAATGGACGTTGTTGGTTTTGCTGTAACAGTAAGTTGTCCTAATGGACTATCAACATCAATTGGACTAAAAGCATTAAGTGTAATTACGCCAGCGGTATAATCAATTGTACCAATATTTGAAATGAAAACTGTTTTGACTTGACTGGTATTATTGTAATATGATCTCAATGAACCATATCGGCCTTGAAGGTTAACTACTGCTGCACCTAATTGGCCTGTTGTATCTCCATCAGCAGGAGTTATAATTGCTATAGCACTAGTATAGTTTACACCAGCAGTATCCACAACAATATTTTTAATAGAACCGCCACTCATAACAGCGTGAGCAGTTGCGCCTGTTCCGTCACCTAATATTGTAACGGTTGGAGAAGATTGATAACCAAAACCAGGATTAATAACTGAAATTGTATCTACACCGACTGTTGTGGAAGGAAGTTCTTCGATAAAAATACCATCAATGACGTTTGCAAGGTTTGTTGGATCCCTAAATTGTGTAGCAGGAGAACTACTAACTCCACTTAAAAATACACCTTTTTCTAATGGTGTATTATAGTACAAATTGTAGGTTGTTGGTACAGTTAAATTAGGAAAGAATTTCTTTTGTACTTGAATATCATATTCAGAAGTAATAATCGAACTATCGTATGACTGAATGGTATTTAATAATTCGTAAGCATTAAAGGTTGAATTAAATGTATTCAAAGATGTTGCAGCAAAGGATCGAACTGATGCTTGAATTCCAGTTTCAATTTGTGATGCTGTTAATGATGTCTTGGATGGATCATAATAAACATTTAAAGTCAATTTAAGGTAAGTGTAATCTGGATCAACAATAGTTGGTGTTACAGTCAATACAGAAATAGGTTTAATTACTTCTGAGATAATTCTTTGTTTTTGTGTTGATGTTAGATTATAAGAACCTGTAGGTTTCAATGAAACAAAAACTTGACCATAGACAGGAGGATCATTTTGTTCTCCGCCCCAAACGTTAACAGCATCAAAAGAAATACCCAGAGTATTTTGTTGAATGGCAGTAATGTAATCGTTTTTACTTACAGCACGACCTTGTGCCGCAAAGGATTTAGGTGCTTGAAACTTAATAGAAGCAATTGATTCTTTATCACCGCCTTGTGAAGCGGATGTAATTGGAAATATTGTGTTATTTGAATAACCGGATACTGTGTCCATCAAAACAAAGTTATTGGCACCAGCAGCAGATAAACCTTGTGTTACAATGTACTTTAATGTAACAATATTACCATCAACCAATTGTTGACCTAAGATTCCATCACCAAAAGTAACTTGGTACAAACCGTTTACACTTTCTTGTAAGAAGTATACGGTATCACTACCTGTCAATGTTAAAAAAGATGTTGCTGGAGTAAATAATTGTTTTGATCCGTTGGTAGATGATACTTGAACAGTAACATCCAAAGATGTTGTATCAATATTAATTTCTGGTATTTCAAAAGTACAAGTTGGATTTGCAGTTAAATCTACTGTAAATGAAATTGTTGTTGGTATACCTTGTTTAAGTGTGACACCATTGAAATACGCTGTTTTGTTGGTTGTGTTTACTGTTTTAGAATCTGATACTACAAAATTATAGTTTATACCATCAATTGCCTCTGACATAAAACTTGTAAACTTTGGTAGTGTCAAAGATGCATCATTAACTTGATTTACTTTTAGATTGATTGTTGCTGATGGAGCAATTGCTGATTTGGGTACATAACCTAATGTTTTTGCTTGAGAAACAACAGAACTTCTTTGTATGGCAGTATCCAAGAACATCTCATTACCAACCATGTTCAAGTAGAAGGCATTATATTGAGTGTTATAAGCTAAAATGTCCAAGAGTGTAGACAAAGCAGAACCATCATAATTATAATCTTTTAATGTGTCTTGTGATTGTAAAAATGTTTTTAGATTGGTTTTAATTGTATTAAAATCCAATTCTGTCAATTGAACATTAGAGTTAGCGCCTGCCATCTTATCTGTTTCTCTCTAAAAGAAGTGTTACTGTTGTTGGTAGTGTAGCGTTTTCTATATAAAATGTTAAAGTAACATTGTATGCATTATTGTCTGGTTGTGCATTAACCTGTACACTTTGTATTAATGCTCTTGGTTCGTAATTCTCTATTGTAGTTTGAATTTCTCTTTCAAGTGCTGCTGAAGTTAATGGAGAAATCATTTCAAACAACAAAGCATCTATATTTGAACCTAAATCAGGATTAAAAGGTCTTTCGTAGTGCTTGGTCAGAAGTAGATTGCGAACTGAACGAATTACCGCTTGACTATCATAACTTAAAGCCACATCTGCCGTTACGGGTTTTTTCGTAAATGTAAAATCTATATCAGAATATATTTTTGTTATGTTTGCCATCTTTTATTTATCTGTGTTCTAGGACTAAAATCGCTTTCCGGACTCCTGATTTTGCGAGGAGAATTTTTGGGGCCGGAACGAAAAATTTCGAATTTTCCTTATACTGGTGGTCCTGTTGTACCGTTACCAGGTTGAACGCCGGAATGTACATGGCTATCCAAACTCTTACCTCCACCAACTACATCACCTGTAGCAGTTACAGAACCAATAATATTGATATTACCAACAGTAGTGATATCACCACCAGAACCTTGACGTCCAGCAGATATTCCACCACCAACATATTCGTGTCCTGTTATATTAATGTTGCCGGTCTGATATACATCACCAGTCAAGTCAAACTCTGAAGCCTTGGCAATAAATTTACCACCAATTTGCATATTGACATCTCCGGCAACATTCCAATTTACACTTCCATCAACTTTCTGTGTGGCATCACCTTTAACATATATTCCAGCATTACCATCAACGGTAATATTACATTGTCCTTTGACATGTACATTATTATCTTTGATAAAAATTTCATAGTTTTCACCAGAAACTTTCGTAACTTTACTTCCGTCTGGTGCAATCTCAAAGAAAGTACCTGCTTTATGTGATAACTGGATTCTTTCCGCACCTGGAGTATCATCTAATTCAAATACATGGCCAGATTCAGTTTCGGTAACTCTGTTATATGGTGGCTTAGTGGCATATTGCGACTTAGGTTCACTCCAGGAACCACCGGATGCAGTCGAAACACCAGTATCTAGATTGTCATTGTGTTGTTGAATAATCGTCTGGTCGATCTTCTCATTACGATATAGGCGGCTAGTTGTTGGTTCACCTATTGGATAATGTGTTCCAGCAGAAAAACCGGTCGATGTGTTTGGTCCACTTTGTGGTATTCCTGGAAATACACCTAATATTACTGGTGCTTGGCCTGATTGACCATCACTAAAGAAACCAAAAGCAAAATCACCGACCAATGGAGCACCATTAATCATTGTGGTATTAGGAGATATTGCTGGTGTAGCCCATGGTAAATCTTCTACAGGCATCTCTTGCATATTTTCTGTATGCCAACCAAAGATTCTGACCTGTACACGACCTAGATGTAACGGATCCTCACGGGACTCAACTACACCCATCCACCAATTAAAACCATCTTTTCCAATAAAATTCTGCATTATGAGTCAATCGCCTGTTTCTGTGCCGCACTATCATTATTAATTTTTGAATAAGCAGTAGGTGAACTATCTTTGGCCAATTCAAGAATCGTTTGATAAATTCCCTGTGGTTGTATGATGTGTCTAACGGCAGTTACCAAATATTTACCAGAATAAAACTTATCCAAATCTTTTGTAGATGATGTGGGTTTTAATGTTAATAAATTAAAATCTACTGTTCGACCTGCGGTTATACCTGGATCACCAGGAATGGATGCTTTTAATGTTGTGTAATTTGCTAAAGAAATTTGAGCTGTTCTATTGGGTACATAAGTTTCAGCATAAATGTCTTTAGCAACTCCTGCTTCTTTTTCTTTGATGTATGGAACATTTTGTTGGTTTGAATTTCCAATCAAAACCTTCAATACACCATCATATTCTTGGTTCTCAGTATTACCTAATCGATTCTTTAAAGTATCAGGAACACCACCTTTATTCAAAGTTTCTGCTTGACCTTTAAAGGTGTTATAATCAAATTTGGTTGTTTTGTATGATCTGGTAATTGGATCAATTGAAATCAACTTATTGGCCATTGTTCCTGAACTAATCTCGTTTAACATATCAAAAGGTTTACCAATCTCATACTGTAATACACTTATTGTTTTTTCTTGTAGTGGCTGAATTTTACTGTCTAAATTCTTTGCCTCATACTTATATGTTGCATAAATGTCATCACTAAACATGGATTGCAAAGACCTAAAATTGTAACCATTTTTTGTTTCAAAAAATAACATATCGGCACCAGGATATGTTTGTGGTCTGGCGTATGTAGATACCCAACTAATTGCTTCAAAAGGTTTCATTCTTGGAATAACAAAATCATATACACCCATAGTTTCTTCTATGGTTTGAATTTTCTTATTATTTACTTTTAATTTATCAGTTAATACATTATCAATAATATCTGAAATTTTTGTACCTTTGAAAGATTTACTGATCTTTGTTTGTTCCGATAACAATAATTCTTCAGAACAAAAGAATAACGTATACACTTCACTATTCATGTTTCCACTAGGTTTTCTACCACTTGATTTATATACTCGAAATACTTGGTCGTTTAAGTTTTTTCCATTCTTAATTTTGCCAAAGTTAACTTCAATATATTCATTACCGGTAATTCTCATCAATTCAATAAAACCTTGTGCATCAACCAAAGTAATGTATCCAGATACGGCAAAACTGTAAATGTCCTCATAATAGGACAGTTCTACAAGAAGTTTTTTAAGTTCTATTCTTTGACCGCCAGCAGTCAAAAAATTTAAAGTTTTTAATGAATAGTCCTGTGGGCCATAGGCACCAGGAGATTCAACAACAGGAACTTGTGCATTATCCATAATTAACTAGCCATCAATTTTTTGAATTCGGTTTCCATTTGGTCAACATATAAAGCATTTAAAATGTTGATTGTTCGCTTAGATTCGTTTAATGATAATTCATAATCGTATACACTTACTGCTTGTTTACTGACAGCAACAGAAACAACTCCAGTCGGTAAAGTAAAATTGTTAGTTTGTGGAACGATTGAATTATATGTATTTTGATCCACCGTAACAGTATTTGTTGTTGGTGTATTTGTTCCATAATCATACTGTGTGATGGTTTTTTGATAATGATGTACTGTGTTGTACACATCCGTTGAAGGATATTTGTCAAGTATGTAAGCATTGAATTGGTTTGAATTCATTGGCCAATCCCATTGAGGATCCAATAATTGATTGGCAAACATAACAATCCAAAAACGATAAACATCACCATAATATTTGTGTGCAATAATTTCTGGTGTGTCACCTTCTTGTATATCATATTGATAGTATACAAGTGGACTCTTTAAAATATCTGGCAACACACTAGCTCTTGCCATAATATTAGTTACAACTTTTGAAACACCGTTATTGTCAGTAAAAATTACTTTTGGTAAAGTATCAAAATATTGCATTTTTAATATCCATCTTGAATTTTAGTTTTATCGATAAGTACAATTTCTTTGAAGTTAATTGTCAATGTAGTTTGTACCGGAGCACCGTCTGAGTGTGCTGACCAACCATTTGGTGAATAATTAACATCAATACTTTCAATAACACTTTCTGCAACCTTATTAATGTTTTTATTAGTTTGACCGTTAAAGAGAAAACTAACATCAAATGTTGAAGGTGGAATAAAAAACATACCACCACCACTATTAGTAATTTGTGGAGCAGCATGGTATTTAAACAGCTTGATTATCTCATTGACTGTTGCAGCCTCATCAGCAGAGTAAGGCGTAAATGTAAAAGCCATCTGATATGACCTAAAGTCAATACCATCAAATAATAATTGTTGTTGTGGATTGATGGCCAGTCCTTGTGATTTTAAGGCTAGTTTAGCAGCATTTGATGTTGCGGCCGATAATCCTAAAGATGCCATTTTACCCAACTGTGAAATTATTGGAAGTCCAGTTGAACCTGCAGCACCAGCAACTTCTTCAGCTACTTGTTGTAAACTTAAATTTGTGTAACCAGAATTGTACTGAAAATTGACTGTATCGGGTATATACAAAGAAATGGTTGCAACTTTTCTTTTCTTTGATGGTTCCAATTGCAAATTGAGTTGTTTTGCTGTTTCAGTTATATTTGTTATCGTGTTCTTTGCTTGGGTAAGTAAGCTATCATCAGGAGAACTGATTGCGGATTCTTGATATTGAGTTGGTGTGATTTCATTAACTGAAAATTGAACCACATGACCTTTGGTGGCAGAACTCAAATCTCTTGGATATTGTAGAAAAGTTGAATTATACTTACTTCCAAACAAAGCACCTAATGGTCCTTTTACTAAAGCACCAGGAACTTGTACACCAGCAATAGATGTTGGAATAGAAATGACTGCCATGGAGTTCTCTTTTGAGGTTGAAGATATATATATTTATGGCATATTCAGGACGATTTACCCCTAAGAACCCCCAAAAATATATTGGGGATCCAAAAAACATCATTTACCGTTCCAGTTGGGAATGTAAGGTAATGTCTTGGCTCGACCGTGAACCAAGTATTATCTCTTGGGCTTCAGAAGAACTCATCATTCCTTATATTTCACCAGTTGATGGCAAATGGCACCGATACTTTCCAGATTTTCTTGTTAAATCAAGAACCAAAGATGGTCAACTCAAAACATTATTACTTGAAGTCAAGCCTAAAAAACAGACTCAGGAACCAGAACAACGTAAACGAATCACCAAACAATATATCAATGAAGTCACCACTTGGGGAGTTAATCAGGCCAAATGGAAAGCAGCTCAAGAGTTTTGTGCTGACCGCAATTGGGAGTTCAAACTCATTACAGAAGATCACCTGGGAATCAACTAAATAATCAAATGGCATATCAATCAAAACTTACAGAACTCGCTCAGCAACGATCCGCTATGGATCAAGCAATCCTTTCAAGAGAATCAATGAAATGGTTAAAAGAAAAGATTGAAGAAATCCGTATGCCTTCTGCTATACCCCGTGGAATAGCAAGAGAAGCATTTAGAAAAGATAGAAAATTCTTGTTGGGTAAACTTTACTGTTTTTACTATGATCCAATCGGTAAGGCAGATTTACCTTATTATGACCGTTTTCCAATGGTTCTGGCATTAGAGAAGTATAATGATGGTTTCCTAGGTCTGAACCTTCATTATTTGCCATATAAGTACAGACTGGCATTCCTCGGTAAACTCTTGGATTACGCCACCATGGACGATGATAACAATGTCATGAAAGTTCGTATCACCTATGACATTTTGAGTGCCTCCAAGCGTTTTAAAGAGTTTAGGCCATGTATTAAGAGATATTTGACCTCTCAAATTAAGTCAAAAGTACTTACCATTCAGCCAAATGAGTGGGAAATTGCTTCATTTTTACCAATCCAGCAGTTTAAGGGTGCCAAAGCAACAGAAGTGTGGCAAGATTCGGTAAACACAATTAAAACAGTCTAAGGAATAATCTAAATGGCCGGCAGTATAAACGATTTTAAGTCAAGTTTTACACAAGATGTGGCAAGAACCAATAAGTTCGATGTTTACATTCCTGTTCCTTTGACATTAATTCCTTATGTTTCTTCTGCACAAAATTTAAATTATAGATGTGAATCTGCACAATTGCCAGGAAGAACCTTTGCAACAGTAGAACAAAAAACTTATGGACCAATTGAAAAGTATCCATACTTAACATCATATACTGATATTGATTTGACATTTATTGTTGATGATGATATGAATCAAAAAGTGTTTTTTGACGCTTGGATGAATTTCATTAACCCACAATACAATAATAACTTTAGATACAAAGGTGATTACTCTACAGTTATTACAATTAATCAATATGATGTAAATAATCAATTAAGTTATTCCGTTAACTTATATGATGCTTATCCCGTTTCTGTAAATCAAATTGATTTAGATTGGACTTCCGAAGGATACGCCAAACTGTCAGTAACCTTTGCATATACCTACTGGCAGAACAATTCTGTACAGGCTCTTGGTATGGAATTGGTCGATGCAGGTCTTGCAGCGATTGCTTCTATGATTCCTGGTGGCTTAGGTGGTTCTGCCACCGGTATTGTTGAAGGTGCAGTAAATTCTATACCTAATGCAATCAGCAATTTTAGTTTGCCTAGTTCATCGGCTTTACCTGAAAACGGAACAGAAAATTATTTTCCAGAATAGTTAATTATTATTATATTAAGGAGTTATTATGGCTTTACCAAAACTTGATGTGCCAACGTATGAAATTGAGTTGCCAGTATCAAAAAAGAAAATTAAGTATCGTCCTTTTCTTGTAAAAGAACAAAAAAATCTATTGATGGCGATTGAATCGAATGAAACAATTACTATTCAACAAAATGTAAAAGATATCCTTTACAATTGTACTTTGACAGAAGGTATTGATATCGATAAGTTGCCTATTATTGATGTCGAGTTTTATTTTATCAACCTTAGAGCCAAATCTGTTGGTGAAGTGGTTGAATCTCGTTATAAGTGTAATAATATTGTCGATAACAAGGAGTGTGGCAATATTATGGAGAAAGACATTAATCTATTAGAGATTAAAGTAAAGATGGATGATAAAGTCAGTCCTGAAATCCAATTAACAAATAAAGTAGCAATTAAGATGAAGTACCCAGAATTTGGTATTGTACAAGATTCTTTAAAATTCGATGATATTAATGACATTACATTTAACATGATTGCTAATAGTATTGAATACATTTACGATGGTGAACAATTCTATTATGCACATGAAGCACAGCCAGGTGAAATGCTTGAGTTTGTAGAAGGCATGAACCAAGAACAGTTTTCTAAAGTAGAGGCATTTTTTAATTCTCTACCAAAATTAAAAGAAACAATCGAGATGGATTGTAAGAAGTGTGGTTTTCATCATAAAATAGATGTAGAAGGACTTGAAAGTTTTTTCGGTTAACATTTCGTCATGACAATTTAAAGAATTACTATAAAACGAATTTTTCGTTAATGCAGCACCATAAGTATAGCTTGACCGAACTTGAAAACATGATACCTTGGGAAAGAGATATTTACATTTCCATGTTGATTTCGTATATTGAAGAAGAAAACCAGAAAATACGGGAAAGACAGAGAAAATAGTAGATGGATTATAAACAAGCAAAAGGTATAAGAAAACAATCTTTTGGTTCCCTTTTAGCGGAACAAGAAGGTGGTTTTGGCTCGTCTATGAAATCTGCTATTGGTCAAAAGACCAAAGCAACCATGACAGGCATCAAAGAAACATTTGATCCAATGAATATGGCTCGTGCCGTTGGTGGTAAAACGGGTGCTGCCATGTACGGCAAACTATTTGGTCGTGATCAAAAATCAATGGAACACTTTGCTGGTGCCAAACCAAAAAAGAGTGTGAGTGAAACTTCTGGTGGTTTAGATGGTGGAGATTCTTCATCGGCTTCTGATGTATTAGGTTTAATATACCGTTTGATGGTGAGAGCTGAAGAAGATAAAAAGACTCAAAGAGAATTAGAACACAATAAACTCGAAGAACAAGAAAAAGAAGAAAATGACCGTAATGAGGCTTTGATTAGAGCACTCACCGGTAGAAAAGCACCATCAAGAAAACAAAAGAAGGCTGAGCGCAGAGCTGAAAAGAAAGCCGAGAAAAAAGAAGCACCTAAGCCCAAAGAAGCACCCAAAGAAAAACCTAAAGAAGCACCTAAGGTTCCAGAAAAAGTTCCATCTAAAGTAGAAACACCTAAACCTTCTGCACCAAAACCGGCTCAACCAAAAGCACCACCAACATCAACTGCTGAAAAAGTTTCAACTGGTGTTGCTTTGGGTACAGCGGCCGCCGGAGCGGCAGTTGTAGGTTATACAGGTATTAAAGCTATGATTGCTCGACATGAGGGTGCAATACCTTATCCATATAAAGATAGTAAAGGACTTTGGACAATTGGTGTAGGACATTTGATTGGTGATGGAAAAACTTTACCACCACAATATGATGCTTGGAAAAATAACGGCGGACCTTATGATAAATCAAATAATAAAACTCCTGCTCTAAGTAAAGAAGAAATGGATAAGTTATTTGAAGAAGATTTTAAAAAACACTATGATATAGCAAAAAAAGGTCCAGGTTTTAATAAAGCAAACGCTGCAGCTCAAGGAGCATTTATCGATTTGTCCTATAATATGGGCGCATGGTGGACAATTTTTAAACAAGCTGCTAAATCTGCTGAGAATGGAGATTTTGAATCTGTAGCAAAACATTTAGAAGATAGTAAATGGTATAAAC